CAGTACATCGCTGCGTTGTTGTCTGGTGCCCCGGTGCAGATACCCCTGACCCATACGGCAGTTCCCGCAAGCGCCGCATCCGGCACCACAGCCACTTTCACCCGAGCCACCACTGCCACTGTCCGCGACAACGAAGGCGTGCTGCGTACTGCTATTGCAGGCGAGGCGAGGTTTGAAGGGGCGCGGAGGGTTTACAACCAATGGTCTGTTGCGTCAGAGCCAACGTCAAGCACTGGGTATCACACAGCAACTAACGTAACATTTGATAGTGGAATTAGCGGTTTTGCTGGTAGCGCGTATTTTGCTGATGCTTCAGTTAGCAGAACACTGCGCCCACTGGCAAATTCAGCGGCGTTAAACCGCACATGGTTGGTTTCTTTCTATGTACAACGTGACGATGGTGGAGTTCCAGACCTCAACGGGTACGATGACCTTACCCTCACACTCGATGGGTCGGATATTCTGTCCGGAGTCACTGTAACGCTCGTTTCTGGAACGCTATATCGGGCAGTGAAAAAGTGGACTCCAACGAGTTCGCAAGAGGTTATTGTTCGCAAATATACCGGTGGGTTTAACAACAATAATCCAATACGAGCGACCGGGTTCCAACTCGAAGACATCACAGGCCGCGCCGACCAGACTACGCCAAGTGAGTATGTGAGTGTTGGGGTAACCTCTGCACCCTACTACCACGGCTCCGCCGCCGACGGAGTCCGTGCGTACCCATATGACCTCAGTGGAAATCCCATACCATCCACCACGCTACTCGGTTACTCCGCTGAAGGCGCGAGGACGAATCTGTGTTTGCAGAGTGAGGATTTGACAACTACTTGGGTTGTTTCATCTCTTGTTGGGTTTTCAGCAAACCAATATGTTGCGCCAAACGGAGCAACGACGATGGATAAAGTTACCGCGTCTGCTGGTAGTGGTGGGCATTACTTTGCCCAATCAGGACTGACCACTACTGCGGCGGCGTATACATACTCCGTTTATTTACGCTATGTGAATCACCAATATGTCGCGCTTATTCTAAATGACGCGGTTGGCAATTTTTATGCTTCGTTCGACTTGTTAAACGGTACAGCGGGAGCAGTAACAGCTGGGGTGACTTCCACCATTACACAGATAAGTTCTGGCGTTTATCGGGTAACACTGACTAAAACGGTTGCTGCTGCTGCTGGTACTGCCGTGGTGTACGGTGTATTAAATAATGCGGATTCAGCATCTATAACAACATGGAACGCGGCAGGAACGGAAGCTGTTGGATGGTGGGGCGCACAAGTCGAACTCGGCTCCTTCGCCTCCAGCTACATCCCCACCACTACCGTAGCTGTGACGCGGAATGCGGATGTGCTGACGTATAGCGGTGCGGGAAATATTGATGGGACGAAGGGGTGGTGTTATGCGGAGGTTACTTACCCCAACGGTGCGGGGTTACAAAAAGGAGTGATAAACACTTCAAACGGCGCGCCCCTGTACATATCGTCAACAAATAAAGTTTCTTTGTATGACGGAACGTCTGAGAGATTTGGAACTTCATTCTCAGTATCTGCTAATACTCAAAAAATAGCTTCAACTTGGGGTGGCGCTGCATCTTCCACAGCTAACGCTGGAGTGGTAACTGCAACAAGCGGATTTGACGGGGATCTTTCCTTGGTTGGCTCGCTTGAGATTGGCAGCAACACAGGTGGCAGTAATAGTGCTTTTGGAATTATTAGAGGTATTCGCATTGGGCAGCGACTTCTGTCCACATCTGAAGAAGGAGCGATAACAGCATGACATTCCACATAATCATCCAGCAAGAGCGTCGCACTCAGTCTGAGCGCATGGCGCAAGCGATCAGCCAGAGCCTTCCTACCGGCAACATCATCAACGATATGCCCGAGTACGTTGCGGGGCCAGTGCAACTCCACACGCATAGCGCCGCAGGATTACCGGCGAATATCGACGATCCTCAGTTCGTCGGTGTATTCGAGTGGGATGGAGTATCGCCCTACGTCATTTGTCACAAGGGAGACTACAGCACTCGCACGATGGGCTATGCGGGGTGGCCGGATATTACTAAGGAGCAATTCGATGCGATGCTTACTCCTGATCCTGTTGCTTAACGCCTGCGCGCCGGCAACGCTCAAGGGTAGCGGCGAGGAAGCGCCCGCGCCTTACGGCTTCGTGGATTACTGCAACCGCCATCCTGATCGCGCTGAGTGCGGGGGCACGAAATGACCGTAACCTACGCCGACCTGCGGATCGTCAATGCCAAGGTCAATCTACTTCCGTACAAGCTCGACATCGAGCGGTACAAGACGCCTGAGTTCTGGGAAGAGATTGAGGACGAGGGTGACTGCGAAGACTACATGATCGCCAAAATCCAACGGCTCAAGGCGCTGAGCCTGCCGATCAGTGCCATGCGGATCGTCACCTGCTTCGTGAAGCCGTACCAGACGCGCGAGGAAAAGGCGAAGCGCGGACATGCCGTGCTTGCCGTGGATTTGGACGACAAGACGTACTTCCTCGACATCGGAAACGACATCCCGATCGATTCCGACTTGTACCCGCACGAACTGCACAAGATCCAAACCGGCGCGTGCCGGTTTGAGTGGGCTGAGGGTGCAGACAGGAGCTTCCAATGAGAGACACGCTTGCGCAATTGGCGCCCGGCGCCGCGGCTGAGACTCTGCTCTATGAGTGTCCGAAGCAGACCCAGTCCGATACGACCAGCCTGATCGTCTGCAATCGAAGCGCGGTCGCTGCGTCGTTCCGCGTCTCGGTGTCACTCGGTGGTTCCGCCACGACGACCAAGGACTACCACTACTATGACATGCCGATAGACGCCAACGATACGTTCGTCGCGTCGTTGGGTCTGACGCTGCGTGCAGGCGACATCGTGCGTGTCTATGCGAGCACGGCGAACCTGTCGTTCAACCTACTCGGCGAAGAGACGAGCCCCGCACAGAACCGGAGGTAATGATGCACGGACTTCACGCATGGCAGGGTCGTGGTATTGACCGGGGATCGGCGGCGCACCCGGCGTCGATACAGTTTGCTGACAGCGCGAGTATCGACTCGTTCAGCAGGTTGCGAGTGTCTGAGCCCGTCGGCCTGTTCTCCGAGCAGTGCCAGTATGACGCGGCACCGCTGATCTACGAAGCGGGTAACACCGGCACGGGAGTCGCGCCGGCCCACAACGCCAATACCCGTATGGTGGCACTGTCTGCCACGGCAGGATCGGGTACGAGCTTCCTACAGTCGTATGAGTACGTTCCCTATCAGGCTGGCAAGTCACAGCTGATATTTGTCACAGGGTTGCTTGATACCGGCGTTGCCGGGGCTGTGGTTGATACAGGCACCTTCGACGCTGCCAATGGTGTCGGCCTTCGCCAGAACGGCGCCAGTGGTCTGCAGTTCTTCCGGCGTACGTCGACCAGCGGCAGTGTCGTGACCAACACGGTCGACCAGTCGAGCTGGAACGAGGACAAGCTGGACGGGAGCGGCAGGAGCGGCATCACGCTCGACGTGACCAAGGTGTTCTTCCTTGTCATCGATGCGCAGTTCCTTGCGATGGGTCGCGTTCGCTTCGGCTTCGATATTGATGGTGTGATCGTGTGGGCGCATCACATGAAGCATGCCAATGTGATCGCGGTGCCGTACATGCAGACGCTGACGTTGCCGATCCAGATGTTGATCACGGCGACCAGCACGGGTAGCACCAAGACCTGCTACTTCAAGTGCGCCAGTGTTTCGAGCGAAGGCGGCTTCGCAGATGACCTTGGCTACACGTTTGGAACCCCGGAGGGTACGGTATCCGCTGGTAGCGGCGCGCGGACACATATTCTCAGCATCCGCCCGAGGAGGACGTTCAACTCGCTGGCCAATCGATCACGCTTCAAGATGAGCAGCGTCGAGTGTTTCGTGACAGGCACGAACTCGGTGTTCTGGGAATTGTGCATCGGATCGACATTCAGCGTCGCGCCAACTTTTGCCAATGTGAATGCGACCTACTCAGCGTTCGAGTATGGCACAGGGGGAACGCTGACGGCTGCCGGGACGGTGATTGCCACCGGGTATATCGGTGCGACCGCCACAGCCAAGTTCGCCCTGTCGCGTGAGATTGCCGCCCGGTACCCGATATCGCTTGACCGGGCTGGTGCGGTGCGTGCAAACGGTACGATGTCGCTGATCGTCACCGGCCTCGGTGGGGCGTCTGCTACACGGTCCAGCTTCAATTACACCGAGATCCGGTAACTATTGACAACTCAGCCGCGATAGCCATAGACTATCGCATACCTAACGCCGGGAGGCGCTGGTTCATATGGCCGACAAGACGCAAGACGACGCTGCAACAACCCGGCGGCTCCAGATTCTGGAAGCCCTCGGGCAATCGCTTTCACAGAAGCGCAAGCGTGCCATCGACTTCCGTGCCCAGTCAGGGATCGAGCAGATATGGCTTGAGGACGAAGAGTTCTATCAGGGCGTCGATGACGCCAACCGGTCCGAGATGCTCGGGTCCGTCGTCGAGAAGCCAACCACCAGCGGATCTCGCGACCAGCGCACCGAAGAGGACCAGACCAAGAGCACGGTCTTCCCGAACATCACCCAGCCTTACGTCGACGCCGCCGCCGCGCGGATCGCCGATATGCTGCTTCCGACCGATGACAGAAACTGGGACATCGAGCCAACGCCGATCCCCAGCCTGACCGAGTACGAGAACCAGCTCAAGAACGCCCCGCCGGCGTCCCCCTCGCAGCCCGGGACCACTCCTCCCCCGACAGCTGCCTCCCCCCAACAGATGCCCGGCGGGGCGCCTATGTCGGCTGCTCCGGCGCCTGAGCGTACCTTCACGATGCCTGATGGCAGCCAGATGACCGAGTCGGCGCTGGCTGCCCGCATCAAGGATGTCACCGACGAAGCCAACCGCGCCTGCGACAAGGCCCGTACGCAGCTCGACGACTGGTTGATCGAGTGCCAGCTGACTGACACGATGCGCGAGATCCTTGACGACGCGGCGAAAGTTGGCACTGGTGTCGTCAAGGGACCGACCCCGGCGCACAGCCTGCGCAAGAAATTCACCCGCAACGCACTGGTCATCGAGGATCGTCTGGTCCCGGAGTCATCCCGCACCAGCTACTGGAACCTGTACCCGGACCCCGCCTGCGGCGAGGACATTCACAAGGGCAACTGGATCTGGGAGAAGGACTCCCTGTCCGAGAAGTCTATGCGTGGCCTGCGTGGGCTGCCCGGGTACATCGACTCGCAGCTCGACCGAGTTCTGGGAGAAGGTCCGACCAAGTACGTCGCCGGTGGCAAGGTGACGTGGATCGAGACTAAGCAGGAAGAACGCGGCCTGTACGACATCTGGTACTTCCACGGCACGATCACCCGTGAGGACATCGAGGCTTGTGGCTACACCAAGTCGCTCAAGGAAGGTGCCTCCAGCTTTGAAGCGCGCCTGACGCTGATCAATGATCACGTCGTGCATGCTGCGCTCAATCCGCTGGAGAGCGGTGACTTCCCGTACGACGTGATCCGCTGGAAGCGTCGCCCGGGGCACTGGGCGGGCACTGGCGTCGCGCGCCAGATGCGGACATCACAGAAGATGGTCGTGGCTGCCACGCGCAATCTGATGGACAACGCGGGCATT